TGAATAGATTTACGGAATTAGGTAGACCTCGCACCCAAGTTGTGTCTTAAATTTGAATGGATTGGGGAGAACTCAGCTTTTGAATGTTTATGCAACAAAGCCTACTCTTCATATAATCAATTCTGGAAAAATTATAGTTACTTATTTGAAGAGTACTTATCATTAAGAGCCAATACATATGAAAAATTTATAAAAGATATTTTATATAAATTGCAAGAGCACTTAAATTGATATTACCATCTTTGAATTTTTTAAATAATGTGAATAATTTTGCTCAAATTCCTTAATTTTTCTTTAAATTGAGCAAATATTTTCACAATTCAATAAGCCCTCATTAGAGGGCTATTACACAAATGCCTACATTCACATTGTTATTGATCGTATGTGCTGTGCATCCTGATAGCAGAGTGCACAGCAAAAAACTGAACCATCCAGGTGAAAAAGGTACACTGTGACTCAAAATTAAATTAATGAGCAAAATAGTATTATTAATTAAAGATTCCTTACAATATTATCCAATCATTTATGAAGTGAAATATCCCATGAATAAAACTTTTAAAGCCTTAGGTAGTATTCACCCATTAAAAATAGGTATGATTTACTTATTACTAATCGTTATCTCAGCATTATTATTATATTTATGTCCTGAATTTAAGCTTACTTCTACAACAGTCAGCGATCCAAATAGCTTAACTTCATCATTGTATTTCACTTTTGTAACCATAACTACCTTAGGATATGGTGATATTTTACCCAATAATGAATTAACAAGAATTTTAGTTATTTTTCTATCATTTGGAGGAGTTGTTTTAACAGGTTTATTCCTAAACTCTCTCGCACATACAATTTCAAAAATTACACAGGTAGAAGATGAAAATAAAATGAGACGCGAGAAATTTGATGAGGATGTGAGGAGATTTCTAGATATATCTATTCTGTTGACGCAAAATTTTGATGACTTTAAGTTTTCGGCAACTAGCCTAATTACACCTTTATCAAAGTATAACCCCAGTATAGACACATCCCCACTAATGAATTTTAAATTCAATATCAATGATTTATGCGACTTATTTAAATTAAATGGATTGAGAAGATTCCCACTTTCAAAAACAAAGATTGAAGTTTTTTACAATTCTTTTGATATTTTAAACAGCAATTTAGACCAATTATTAAAATTAGGTTACTTTAACTTCAACAACGAAACATTAAAAATTGTAGTTAAGTATTTGAGCTATTGCAAAATGGTTGATACACGTGAAAATATTTTGCGCTTTGCTCGATTAGAACAAAGTGATACTGAGTGGATACGCTCAATGCTATTAAATGCAAAAGAAGAAGTGCAAATTACAGCTATTTCAAATGCAATAGACGATTATATCCTTCTAATTGAGCAGATTAAGCGCACTGTTAGTTTAATTGTAAATATTGAAAGCCTGATAAATTCAATTAATCAGGCCAAATGCAGTCATGATTAAGATTTTATTTTCACTGTTAAAACATTCCACATTTTAAAGATCCCCTATTGGCACCATATCGACCATTTGACCAGCGAGCTCATGATGACAGTCAGATAAGTATTGAATCTTTCCTTCAGTCAAAAATAAATGACATCGGCTTGCTGGGTAATGATCATTAACAAGTAAAGAAGGTTTAAACGTTGGCTTATTTATATCGCCGTTAAAATCCTAAATACTGCCATTGTGATGTGCACCTTCTTTCACATGGAATGGATGTAAATATTTACACCCGGGGCACTTAAACATATAAATGCCGCTGCTCCAGTACTCAAGATAAGGAGTTAGCTCAGTTACCGTTTCTGTTTGAGTCATTTACATCACCACTCGATTAGCAATCCAGCCATAGAAAAACTGTTCCTGCTTTGGATTACGCTCACAGATTTCAATGTAACGTTGCCCTTGCATAATGTTGAGAACTCGCACCAGAACCTTCTCGCCTTCTTTCCCGCGTTTTGCCAGATAGGTTTTTAGAGCACCTAAAGTGTTAGAACCATAAACGCCATCAACCTTCAAGTCTGCATACCCAGCTTTACCTTGGTTGTTAAGCAAGTTCAAAGCACGTTGTAAAAGTGGTTTTGCAAAATTGATACCACAGTTCACACCAGTATCTAAAAGTTCTTCAGCTACAGCAGAGGAAATTGCATTCACCTGGTCAAAACGCGGAGCTGTCCAGTACTGTTTCTTATAAATTGCTTTGGCCACATCAAGAGGCAAATCTTTCATGTTGCCTTTGTAGCCATTTTCCCGTGCTACCGCTTCAGTAATACCATACTTTGTTGCACCGCCCCGATCTGCTGGGTTATTTACATACCCGCCTTCACGCTTAATGAGTTCGTCAAGATATTGTTCGATGTTCATGATTAGCCACCTGTAATATCATTTTTTGATTTTTTAATTTCTTTGATCACTTCAACAATTGTTTTCCCTTCTTGTTTATCAATGAAATTAAAAACCCACCTGATCAAAGCCCAGCCCGGCAAGCCACAAACAAAGAAAAGCCCACCTATTGCAAACCATCCCCATGTGTCAGTTGCCCACGCATGCAAACTAAATTTCATAATAATTAGTGAACCCCCAGCCAGACTTGACACAACAGTACAAATCAAGCCTACAGCCCATTCTTGAGGCGAACGTGGCATGCGAGTCATCAATACAACTGCCGCAACCAAGGCAACAGCTAATGTCACCATGATTGCTACTCCATAAAATTTTAAAATTGCAGCAAAACCGCTTGTGGAAACTGGTTCCATTTATTTCTCCAGAAAATTTAGACAATAAAAAAGCACCCGTTTGGGTGCCATGTTTTAGTTAAAATCAAGCTTCTAAAGTCGCCTGTGTCACTCTCGCCGAGTAGTTCCATGATGTTGGCTTCCAGACATCACGCGCCGCAACCCGAATGTAATAAGTCGTGGTCGAATCCAGATTTCCAATTGTGCAGGCATTCTCTGTACCGGTCCAACTCGCGGCCAGCGTTTCCGGATCAAAGCTGGCATTTTTGCTGATCCACACCTGATAATCTTTTAAGTCTGGCACCTCACTAGGAATCCAGGAAACCGTGATTGAGTTTGATGTAGCCGATGTATAGACGTTGGCCAGAATAGGTGGCACTGGATTGCTGATATTCAAATCCGTAAATGTACTGGTACCATTTTCTGATTTACTGGCAACACGGATTGTATAGTTCCGCTGCACTCCATCCACTTTGGCCTCTTCCATCGAATAGGTGTACTCAGCACTGGTCGTTTCAATCGTTCTAAGCAGTGTGCTTCCAGACAAGACCTGCACAATATAACCCTGTGCGCCAGCAGCAAACTGCCATTGCACCTTAAATGAACTACCCACAAATGGCGACTGCAGCGACAAGCCCTTGACACCTGAAGGACGCCCACCGTTAAGTGTGTGGCTATAGGCTGTCACCTCATCCAGAGTTTGCTCTTTCTGTTGCAGGCCATTGAAGCTGGTGAACTTGAGATAGATGGTTTTATCAATCAGATTCGAATTGAATTCATGCTGAAAGATCGCTTTATCTATTCGCACAAATGATTCACCGGCATTATGCGCTAAAGCATCATCAAACCGTCCACGTAACACACCACCAAGCGTATACAAACCAGATCCATTTAAGGTTGCATCGACATAGCTGACATATTCATCACCGACTCTACAGAGCGTTGTATTCACCTGAGCATCTTCAGACGTTCCACTAAAAATCTGACTGGATGTATTCAACTGAACTTGCATTGCAGTTTCACTGGCATTGATTGCAGCAACTAACTGGCCATAGCGTGCGGATCCATAAATTGTGCCGATCATTTCATACGTTGTATTGTCCAGACTCGCCCAGACATTGCAGCCGCCCCAGTTGCTTCCGCCTGATGCTGCTACCCACACCTGATTTTTACCATCTGTGAGATCGAGCGGTGGTTCAAAGATTACCGGCGCATTAACATTACCTGGTTCCTCATTACCTCCCTGATAGCCATTTGACGCATGCAAGTCGTATTCAACTGCTGATCTTGAGCCTAAGGCCAGTTCTTCTGCGGTCACTGTAAGTAATCCGTCCTGATCCTCCTCGATGCGGGTGATACGCACGGGAAAGCGATCTAAACCTAAGGACTCATCTGTCAGCGTCACTATGTCCATCGGCTCGAGTCGGCAGTACTTCCAGCCGAGATCAAATTCATACTCATTGCGCACGTAAAGTTTGCGCTGCAGCAATAATTGCACGGCGTGTCTTGCAATTTTTGGTTCACAGAAGAAGTCGTACTTCACTGGATCTTGTGTACGTAGTCCAAACATTTCAATATTGGCTTGGTCTTTCGCTTCGACCGTCTCGGTATTGTACTGATTGAAGCGATTCACGTACTCAATCTGACAGTGATTAAATGCATCTGTGTCACGGCTACGCTTCACGCGAACGGGCTGATCATCACCAATGAAGTCATCATCTGTTAAATGATAGGCTGGTGTCAGATCCGGTGTAAACGTGACTCCATTTCCTGATACTGCAGTGTCACCATAGGACCGAATTTTTAAACCATCCGGGCTGGGTACAATCGCACAATTTACTGCCTCAACGATTTCATTAATGATTTCATGCGCGGCACGCTGTTCTGTCAAAGCAGGACTAATCAACAAATTAGTGGCTGCACAATATGTTCGAAATTCGGATACATCTGCCATATTCAAACTAGATGCTGCACCGTACCGCGGATTTGTGATGAAATCTTCAATCACATCAGCTGGATTGGCATCATGAATTGTGTCAGAAAACGTGATGTCGCTAATCACTTCAAAGTTATGATTCGATAATGATGCACTACCACCTAAGTCATAATTTGCACACGCGATATAGCCGAGAAATGGATAATGTACTGCCTGATCAGGATGCATGGATGCCAGATAACCCCACACTGGGTTTTGGTCACCGTCAAAGAGTTCAAATCCGAGCTGGTCGATTGGTTTGAGCTGCACACCGCCTTCAGTCTTTGGAACAATCTGCTCCTTGTCTCGCCAGATATTGCCAATGTCGCGTATTTTGGTTTCACATAAGCCGAGCATTAACGATGCACTGTATGTGTAAGTGGTATTGCTTGTTTTCGTTTTACCGCCCTTACCCCCCGACTTGGTTGTCGTGGTATGCGCAGTCGATGAGAAATCGCCATACCAGAACATATTTGCAGCCACCCGGTTTTTGCCATAGACCAGTGGCTGGCATAGTCCATATGCAGATTGCTGAACACGCATAGAGTTTATGCGGTTGTCTGATGTGCTGATTGTTGTACTGCCAAATATTCCACCCATTATTTTTTCAGCCTCTTCATACGAAAAAACCCGGCGATTCGCCGGGCTAAACTTCCTTTGGTCCCATCTTGAAGAATGACTCCTAGATGGATATATGAATGAATGATCGTTGGCCATTCGACGACAATTGCGCCATGGCTGACGCATTTGCCAATTTTATAAAGCACAATATCTCCCGGCTCTGGTGGCCCGTCCACTTCAAAGCAGACACCCCGGATATGCTCAAGATATCGCTCACCCATTTGATGCATGTGCCAGTCTGGCGGATACGGACGCGGATCTAAATGGTCCATGAGTCCAACTTTTTCATAAACCTCACAAATCAAGGTTCCACAATCCACCCCAACGCCTTTGACACGCCCCTGGTGATGGTAAGGTGTACCGAGCCAAGTTAGGGCTTCTTGAACGGCAAGCTCGTTTTTTTGCATAAACTCACCTAATTTTTGGCAATAAAAAAGCCCCTTTCGGGGCTTATCTTTTTTAAATCATCTTCGTTTCAGACAAGGGCTCCGGCTTCGGACGCTCAGCTTCATACTGCTCTTCTGAGATAAACTCGACGTTGTGAATCGTATTCAATTCATTTGATTCGGTTAATTCACCGTACATCAAAGTTGCGCCAGAATCTTTGTTTGTTACTTTGAAGTACTGACCGTCTGCTCGTGTATATTTTTTAACGCTCATTAAACTAATCCTCCATCTAAAATTGTCCATCCCGCACCGATCAGCCCACTAGCTGCTGCTTGACTCGCAGCTGATCGTTTTGCTGATGCAAGCACAACACGCGGGCTTGTACCATTTGCCCATTCATTTTGTCGCGTTGTACCGACATCTAGCCACAGTGCATTCAAATATTTATCATAGTTTTCGGTAGACCAATTTGGAGCTACTGATACACCTTCAATATTCGCATTAACGTTAAACTTGGCTGGCCACGAAGATAAATCTTGGTTAAAAGATGTTGCAGCGGTCAAAAATCCCATGAAGTTTGACACATTTCGAATATCCCAATCATTGATCGGTTGATTGAAAGATGATGCATACCAAAACATGAATGCCATAGAGGCCACAGAACGAAAGCTGCCCGTGATCGTGCTATTGAATACAGTGTTTCCTGAGAACCATCCCGAAGCATCTGTCAGATTTGGTGCATTGAATTTTATAGGGCTGTTCATCTTAGAATCAGCAAACAAGTAATATGCTTCTGTTAACAGCGGCATGTTCCCGAAATCAACGGGCTGATTAAACTCTCTGGCCCCGTTCAAAAAGTTATTGAGCAACACTGCTTTGCCAAAATTGAAATTGATGGGTTGGTTAAATTTCGATGCAGCCATAAACATTCCAGAGAAATTATCACACTCCGATGTATCGACATTTATTTTAGAGTTAAATGAAGAGGCGCCCTCTAAGAAAGAATTCATCGATTTGGGCTTAGCTGCTCTTAACGTAATATCCTTATTGAATTTCTTCGCATTAAGAAGAAAGCTGCTCATCCATTGAAGTTTCGGTGCATACCAATTAATTTCTCGATCAAAGTTTATTGCTTCTGCAAAAGTAAAACCTGCATCAACTGCCTCTGAAACATCCCATGCATTAACACGCTGATTAAAACTTCCACTGGAGATGCAAATACCATTAATGGATACGACATCTTCCGCGTGCAGACCTAGCGAATAGTCCGCAATTGCGCCATAAAAAGCACTGCCGTCATCACTACTTACGCCCATGATACGATCTTTATCTTTCCATGCTAAGTACGCAAATTCACGTCCTTCATCGAGTTTTAAAAAGATATCCCTAACTGTACCGAGAACGACCTCTGTCACTGGAGTAGTTACACCTTGCGAAGGACAAGTAATTGTGCCGCCAACGACTTTAAACTCTTTAGTATTGTCATTGCGAAACTTAAAAATATTCCCATTCTCGACATCATAGTTGCGGACAATGCGTACGCTGCTAATATATCCTTTCGGCGGGAAAACATTAATTGATTGATCGACTGGGTTTGTCGATTTAAACACTGTGCATGACATGATTGATTGCTCCTGCGCTTAAGCTGTGTAATTGAAGTATGTATCTAAAAATGCAATACGCTTTTTTGTCCATGCCAAAATTTGCTCTAAGCTCGTGATGTTTAAAGAAGGACGTACGGGCCAACGGGCCAACTCTAGCTCGACAACGCTGATTGAGAATTTTGAAAAAATATCAGTCGATAAGTTATAAATGTTCTCAACTGAGATAATTTTCAGATCGCGCAATTGCTTATACCGTGCTTCGATGTCTGTGTTATATGTGGCTTTGACTTTGCGCCAGAACGAGCCTGAACTATTCCAAACAAGTTGCGAGCCTGTTGTATCGTCGTATACGACAGCACCAGTCCACTCAAGGCCGAAGACGGTATCCATGTCATAAGGCATAAACATGAATTTTTTTCCGTCATAGCTAATAAACTGGAAATTTTTCGCTGAATTTTGGCTTACGACGTCTCTACATTTCACAAACTCAGCAAAGATCATGAAATCAATCGCGTTTTGCTTATCAAGATAATTATCCGCTTGTGCTGTAAAGTTCGCATCGTTGAGCTGTGCAAATGCGTTCCAGTTAGAAATTGCGGCCCATGTATCAGCGGTAGGTGTACTCGGCGCTTTCATTTCATAAAGCGTCGGATTTGTGACTTCAAGATTTGTGATGTCGTTCCATCCGTCCATCCCGATATGGATTTCTTTCGGCTTGTTTTTTGAGATATTGTAGTTACTGCGTTTCTTCGCAGTTCCGAACGAACCAATGCCGTAGAACTCATCATTGATATACAGCAAGGCTGAATATAAACGCGGTACACCATTTGCTCCGCTTTGTAATGCGCTTTTCCCTGTTTTGCCAATATATGGTTTTTCGGTTTCTAGACGTGGATAACCTGTTCTTGACGCTGTAAATTGTTCCCACAATCGGTAACACATTGCGTTACGGATGTTGGTGTGATCAATCCAGTTCGACTTGAACACGAGTTCGTCGTGTGGCAATAGATCGCCGATTTTGACGTCCAGCGCTTTTGTTAGAGCTTGATCTGAAAAGAATGCGATATTCCAATTCTTTTTCGCATACGATGCACTCGATGCGCCTTGCACTTCAAGCTTCACAAAGCAACTGAATGACTGGCCGTCAAAATGAAATTCGCCCTTGCCAGATACGGTCGTCCCCTTGGCATCAGGCAAATTCGGCAAATCCGTTAGATAAATTTGGATGATAGACTCTGGCGCTTTAACTGCGATTTGCTTAAGTGCGGTCACAGCTTGCGCTTTGTTTTTAAACTTCTTCAATTCATTGATTTCATTTAAAACATCGACACCGTTGAAGACCCAATTGCCGAACTTATCGACGTAACCTAATAAATTCTTTTCAGCATCTTCAAATCGAATCAGTTTTGAGTCATCTGACTGCTTTGTCAGTTTTTTCAAATACTCAAGTGCATCAACAGCTTTGTGAAGCCCATCGATCTGACCAGAGCGCAGCATGCCGTTTTTTGTTAATCGCAGGACAATATTTCCGTCGCTATCTTCAAACGTATATAAATCACTGGAATTACTTGTCGCAAGCAGCTTTAACAATACGCTGATATTGTTCAGATTCAGTTCATCGACAAACTTTTGTAGTTCTTTGATGTCTTCCTGATTTGTGAGCAAGATTGAACGTTTAGTATCTTCATCATAAGAAACAAGTTGACCCTTTTTATTTAAAGCAAGTACAACATTGCCAGCGTTGTCTTCCCATTCAAATAAATTTTCTGAATTTGAGCTTTCAAAAAAATTACTTTCCTTCGCTGGTGTGAGATTCGTACCATCCCAAGTATAAAGCCCTGCATCGTCTCCCTGTGCGATACGCACAGTAGAATTTGCTGGTACATTGATTTTATCTGCTTCAAACAAAGCCATATTTGCATAGCTGTAGTTGCCGCCTTGCGCCTCGACTAAATCAAGTGACATTTGACGAATATGATTGAGCAAAACGGTTAATGCATTTTTAAACTGTGATTCGGTGATGGTGTTCCCGATAAAATCGTAATCGCTCGGTACAGTCATTGGGTTACCCTCAAGAACAAAAAACCCCGCGAATGCGAGGCTTAGAAAGTTAAATTTGATTAAACAGACGTTTCCGGAATTGGAATAAACGGCGCACCACGAAAACGGGAAAAGTTATTAAAGCGGTTCTGGCAAGTTTCCAGACGCTTATCGCAACCCGGATAAACCTTGATTCTCTGCCCCACCTCAGGATTTTCAAGTAATGGCAATGTAAGAAGCAGCACATCAAGCTCATGTAGACGAACCGTTCGTTTAAGACCCTTATTACCACCCTCTAAAAATTCGATCACGCCTTGCGTGAACCAGCCTTGCGGCTGGTTGATATCACATAGGATCCGCGATGCTGTACTACCAGTTGCGATCGTAGTTTCAAGCGCATAATTTTCACGATTTAAACCACAGGCGTGATCAAACAGTGTATTGCTGCAGCTTGGCTGGTATAAATTACGGGGCATCTGCACGTTCAATTCATCCAGATCTGACGCAACACTGGCTTGTATCGTATTACGATCAAACTCAGGTTCAATAATCCGGCCTTCAAACAGCTTAATAGTTCCTGCACTGGTATCAGTCGGTGTAGACGCATCCATAAAAATACGTTCAAGCTTGAAACGTGCACCATCCATCTGACCATTGTGAAAAGCCTGAACAATACGCAGACTTTCAAAAGTTTCTTCGTCAGTAACGTCAATGGTTACAGACAGATTATCCACTTCCACACCCAATGATAATGTGATGCCATCCCGACTAATGAAGGGACCATCAGAATGATAAAGCTCACCCGCAACAATGAGATCAAAGTCATAATTGGTGTATCTATAGATATCATTCTGGATCGTCGTGATCGTATATAGATCTGCCATCACGAACTGATTGGCATCAAGTAATGCAATGAGTTTTTCCGAAGCTGCTCTCATACTTTATTCCCCAGTGAGCCCACCATCTCAACTTTTCCAGCTTTCCATAGTTTGCTCATAAAATTGGTGTACTGCTGTTCATCATCTGCAAAGCGGCAGCGATAATAATAGGTGCCACTGATCGTGATGGATTCACCTGCGGCCAATGGAATAGGCATCTGCAGCAAACCATTTGTAGTAATACCAAATTGAAGTAACCACATTTGATCATCAGGATCTGACCACATCGGTTTTGATGCAACTTCATCCCACATCAACGGATCTTCACTCTGTTCCACTTGCGTATGTTGCAAAGGAATCTGAGTGGTATTGATCTGCTTATAAAGCTGGAATGACGTTTGAACCCCATCCCCAATGAATGTGCACTGAAATTCATGGTCCTCAGGCATCTTGAAAAGAAATGAATCAAATGAGCCACGGCGTTCAAGAAAAAACCCCTCAAGCTGCTGTAACTCCTTGCGTCCTTTGCTTTCACGAAGGAAAGCAAAAGACATGCTGATTTGATACTTGGGTACCGCCTGATAGCTGGCCCGTAGCTCGCGGCCGTTTACGGACTGCATGATCTTGGTATTGAACATCGGGGTTTTGGTGAGATCCCAGTCTAGACCCGGCAGTTCAGGAAACAATACGTCTGACATGAATCCTCCTTATTTACCAAAATTACGGTTATAGCCCTTAAGACTGTCTGCTAATTCACTACCATGCTTCTTGAAGAAGCGTCGAACATCCTTTGAATCCCAAGCCTGAATTGTAGGACTGAAAATAACGGGCTGTGCAGTGTTCTCGCCACCACCTCCCATACCACCATTGGCCATAGATTTACCTAGGGCACGAATGGTATTGGCATGCTGTTTCGGCAATACCATTTCTTCTTCGTGCAATTGCGTCATAGGGTTTACACCGGCAGGAATGTCGTAACCGCCTCGAGCAGATTTAATCTTGCCAGCGAGACCAGCAACCAAGCCAAATGCAGCCGCACCGGCACCTACTGCTAGAATTGGACCAACATAAGGAATTGCAACCATCGCTTTGAAGGCTCCGGCCATTGCTTCCCAAGCAGACATCATGATGCCTTTGATAGCTTCAGCTGCTTTTAAACCTAAACGTGCTAAACCACCTGCCGCTGTAACGCTAGTACGTGTTGCTTCACCTGCAATTGTTGCCCCTGTTTGTGCAGCTTGGCCAGAAGCTTCAGCTGCCGTTTCCGCTCCTACAAAGCCGAGTTTTCGAGCCAATTTAATTGCTTGGATTCTTAGCCAGCCTTGAAGTTCCTTTGTTGCAGATTGCAAGGCAAATGCCCCCATATCAGCAAGCACTGCTTTAGTCGCATTACTCCATGTTAAGGTACCATTCATAAGTGACTGAATACCCTGTTCCCACAGATTTGAAAGACGAGAGGTAAAGCCACCAAACTTAGCCTCAAAGTCTTTCATTTCAGCATCACTGATTAATCCCATAGATTTGGTATCAGCAACTTTTTGATCAGTATCTAAATCAGACATTTTATTCATTATCTGATTTTGATTACCTTGCTTGCCAGAAATGTTAGTCTGCTCATTTTCCAAAGCCAAACGCTCTTCAAGGCCTTGACGTTTGATTTCACGTAACTGATCTTCTAGCTGTTTTTCCAACTGCACTTTACGAACATTTGAAATTTTCTTGGCATCGAATTCAGCTTGAATTCGTGCAGCTTCAATTTCATAAAGGCGCTGTGCTTGCTGTTGAAAATTATCTATCTGATCCTCACGGGCTTTTTTGTAATCCTCAAATTCCTTTAAACGTATAGCAATGATTTTTTCCGAAGCATCTTTTTCAGCTTTAACTTTAGCAGAGGCTTTTTCTTCATCAGACATTTTTGATTTTTCAATTTCATCAAGTGCCTTTTGTAGATCTAAAGCAACTTTCTTTTCTTCGGATGCATATTTGTACCGAATATCTGCTAATGCTTTGGCAGCCTGCTCAGCTAGACGCTGACGCTCTTTTGCTTCATGCTCTGCTTTAGACTTATGACCCTTTGAACCACCTTTCTTATCTTTTTCTCCTTTACCGATACCAAGCTTTTTATTTGGTGGAGGTGCACCTAATCCAAGTTTTGGAATATCAGGCTTTTCAATTGACTTTGTTGGATCCTTAAATACATAGTTGGTAATCTTCTGATTGCCAGCAGTTGTAACATCAAGAATCCTTTTGCCAGCTGTGACAAGCGAATTGGCTGCTGTTGTCGCCCCTGTATTCCAAGAGTTCTTTAAGTCAGCCATTCGCCCTTTCATTTGGTTGGTATAACGCTCTGTAATCCCGCCTAACTGAGATAAACCACCTTCCCAAGCTGCTTTCGCACCTGAGAAGTTAAAATGAAGGATATTGTTTACAACACTGCCAAACGTTTGAAACTTAACTTGTAGTACATCCAGACCGAACTGAATGGTATTGCGTACCATATCAAAGCCAGCCATAAGGCCATTAAAAGCAATGATTAAAGCTTGGCATACCGTGACTACAACGGCACGAATGATTGCAAAAGCAGATTGAACGCCTACCTGAAAGCCGGTAACTACAACACCTAATGCTCGTAGTACTACAGATATAGCATCCATAAAGCCAATCTGTTTATTCGCATCGTCTCCAATGCTTCCAGTCAAGTCACTCCAGATTGCTCCAATCGTTGTGAACTGCTCACTTAGAATGCTAAACAAGCTTTCAAAAATGCCAATAATCGATTTAATTGAATCATCAATGGCATCCTTGGAATCAACCGCAAAAGTTAAAAATTGATTAGCTAATTCAGTAAGGGATGGAGCTGCTTGTGCTGCAATACGGGTTAATACTCCTTGAAGTGTTGTTTGGACAGTCTCAAGGGACGTATTAAATTCTTTGGTAGCAGCTATGGCATCTTCACTCATGATTACGCCTAAATCATGAGCCTGGGGACTGTTCTAAATTTTGTGTAAGTACTTAATTTTCATTTATCCTTCAGAGGATAATTACAAAAGGTACTTCACATGGATGAAGCAACAATCAAAAGTATGG